AAGGTTGCTGGCACTGTCAAGGCACATCGTGACGATTCTACTCAACTCAACCGTGTTAAGGTGATCTAATTGAAGAACTTTTTGGTAGGCACATTGTTTGGTATTGTAATAGCAACTATAGGATTTGGTGGTGTCGCTAAATTACTTGATCGAGGGGTTGATAAGGTCAAGGAAGTTGCTACTGAACAAACTAAATGAAATATAAAGGAAATATCATGCGTAAATTTTTTGAATGGTTTGGTCGTAATCGTAAGCCCGTCGGATATACTATCGGCGGTCTTAATTTACTTGCCGCACTGAATTACTATCTAAATGGTCAAGCAGGTTTGGCTGTTCTTTGGGTGGTGATCGGTATGTTTATAATTTGGGACGCGGCTGAATTTAAGTGAGATAAAAATGAGTGGATACAACCTAGTGCTAAAGATTCGCAGGCTTGAAGAAGAATGCAATAAACTAGGATTCATGATGTGCCATGGGCGCCATCATTACCATGAGTACGGAGACGTAGTTGCCATCAAGCCTAAGGATAGCGATAGTCTACCCATCTATGCACGTGATGCTGAACTATTTGCCGGTACACTGACTGATTTGGAACGATGGATACAAGGTGTTAAATGGGCTAGAGAATATGACCATATGCTCCGAGTGTCCGATTCTAAAAAGCGTGAACGTAAAGAGCAAGATTACCGTAATCAAAAACTTAAGCGTATGTTGATGGGTGAAAAGGTCAAAGACGTTGACAAATAGGTTGACAACTAGATATAATATTGCTAAAATAAACTATTGAATTGAGGAATCTATATGTCTGCTAGTTGGATCGCAAAACTTAATGAATCAGATGGTCGTCTACACAAAGAGGACGTACTTAAGCAGGCACTTAGTGCTGCCAAACTAGGCAGCGTCAATGCACAACGTTTTCTAACTTTGCTTAAAGTTTGTTACAATCCTTATGTGACATTCGGTGTTAGGCAAGTGCCTGATCTTCTTTTTGAAGACGGTCCCGAAGTTGATAGTGAAAATCCTTGGGAAGAATTTGAATTACTTCTGAAGGAACTAGGTCAGCGTGGATTGACTGGCAATGCCGCACGTGATGCTATTGAAGAAATGTCTCAAAGGTTCGATAGTATCGAATGGAATAAGTTCTGTGCGCCAGTCATTCGCCGTGATATGCGGGCTGGCATTAGTTCTACTACAATCAATAAAATCTGTAAGGGTACTGACTACGAGATTCCTATCTTTGGTTGCCAACTCGCTACTAACAGCGAAGGTCGCCCTGAGATGAAGGGTACTAAGCGTCTTGAACCTAAACTTGACGGTGTACGTGTATTGATGGTAGTCATTCATAATGACTTTGGTGATGTGTTGACTACTTGTTATAGCCGCAATGGTAAGGTCTTTGAGAACTTTACTCATATCGAAGAACAGGTTCGTGAGAACTTTACTAAGATTGTACGTGCATCAGGTAAGGCAAAAGATGAAACACGTGCATTGACTGAAGGATTCGTTTTTGATGGTGAAGTGATTGGTAATAGTTTCCAAGAACTAATGCGTCAAGCACGCCGTAAGGAAAACGTGCAGGCTGCTGATAGTGTGTTCAATATCTTTGACGTTATCCCATTGCAAGATTTTCGCAGGGGTCATTGGAACGCACAACTTAAAAAGCGTATTGCATTGCTAGAAGCAATTCGTCCAGTCATTGACGAAATGCCTAATGTAGAATTGCTACCTCATATTACAGTTGACCTTGATACGTTTGAGGGCAAGAGCCAACTTGAGCGTTATGCTAAGGATAACGTGAACGCAGGGTTCGAAGGTATCATGATCAAAGACCTTGATGCACCTTATGAATGTAAGCGTAACACGTTTTGGATGAAGTGGAAGCCTACGATCACTGTAGACTTAGAGGTTGTAGGTGTTGAAGAAGGTACTGGAAGGAATGTGGGCCGACTAGGCGCACTAGTATGTGCAGGCATAGATGACGGCAAAGAAATTTCAGTAAATGTTGGAAGTGGTTTCAGTGATAACGAGAGAGACAATCTTTGGACTGATCGTAATCTGATTATTGGTCGCACGGTTGAAATCTTGTGTGATGTAATTACACAGAATCAAGACGGCACTTACAGTCTGCGTTTCCCTCGCTTTGTAAGATTTAGAGATGACAAGTAATGCCAAAGAAACGTGATCCTTTTTTAGCACTCTTAAACATGTGTAAAATGAATGCCGTGTATTTGAAGAGTGACGGAACATGGACTATAAATTCTTCTACCAATAGACGAAGAATGGAAAAGACAGGTTCTTCTGTTGGAGGTGCTGCCGGAAAAAACTCAAAGGAGTGGAAGCCGGCAAAACTACTTATTACATCAGAGGACTTAAAGAAGCAGTGGGAAAAACAAAATGGCAAATGCCATTGGTTAGGTATTCCTTTAGATTTAGGATTGCTTTTCAAAGATCATCCAGACTGGTATCAAAAGCACCCTGGCGCGCCGTCAGTAGATAAAATTGACGAGTCTGGCGATTATACAGTCGATAACATTGTTATTACTTCCCGTTTTGCAAATTTTGGTAGAAACGTTTATCCTTATGATAAAATGGTAAGTTTTATTGAGACTATTAAGAATGGTTTAAAAAATGAACGAAAGAATTAAAGAACTTGCAGCCATGGCTGGATTTGGATCTACTAATGATCCGTATATACGACAATCGTTTGATGTTAATTTGTTCGCCGAGTTGATTGTTCAGGAATGTATTACAGTCGTAGAAAATACAGACAAGACACAGGCATATACCACATATGATTTAGCACAAATTGAAGGCACAATGAGCAAGTGTGTTAAAAATATTAAAGAACATTTCGGTGTTAGATAATGAGCAATCTTTGGTTTAATATTCGATTCGGTACCTATCATTGGCAGTGGGGTCCTGATGGAATGACATGGCGTGAGAATCCTGCACAAGTGTCCTGGCGCAAGAATCAACCACAAACTTGGAAAAGGTTTGCTGTATATGCTATGTTTGGAAAACATTTTTAATGCTTTCATTACAGTTTAATATTAAGAATCCATATAGCAGTAGATTTGGTATTGTATCAGTCAAGCATGGCAAGATTACAAAAAACAAATCATGGGAATTTCAAATCGACAAAACAAATGACATTATTGGATTTGAAGTAAGGTTAACCACTAGGCAATGCCATAGTGGTTTTTGGCTATCACTGGCACTATTCGGTTACGAAGTGATATTCAATATACACGATAACAGGCATTGGGACTATCTGACCAATACTTGGGAAACTTATACAGAAGAGGAACAACATCATGCAAATTAAAAAGATTGAGTACCATCAGGTACATAGTTATTTTACCTACGATATCCCTGATGAAGATATCATCGAAACCTTTGGATCAGTGGAACGTTTCAAAGAGATTGCTAGTCATATGAGTAGTAACGATTGGAATGCACCTGATGGTGATGAACCAACTGATGAAGAAAGTGATGCCTTCATTGATTTTATGTGTAACTATGACTATGATCGTGAAGATGATTGGTTCAGTGATCGCAAGGGCGGCTACGATGTAGCCTACGAGGTAGAGGATGAGTGAAGAAGAGGATTATGTCCCGTACGATTATAGTATGGGGCAAGACTTAGTAGGCAAAATTTTTACTTTTGATGACGGAGATAGTATCGAAGTTATCCAAGTAAAGCGTAGAGATACTGGTCCTTGGGTGACATATCACATTATTCAAGGTTCTAGTATCCCTAGAAAGATGGTCATGAGTTTAGAAGAGTTCATGAACACATATGGGCATCTTTTCAAATAATGTCGATAGATTTAAGGTCCTCAGGGGCTAAATACTTCATGACTTTATTAAAGAAGATATTCAGCCTACCTGCCTTAACCCTATTCGTTGCACTTAGTTTAAGTGCAATTGCGGCATGGTACAGTATTTTGGGTTTAACAGCAATTTTTGCTGCCGCCGTGATTCCTATTATTATCATGGGCGGCGCATTAGAAGTAGCAAAAGTTGTAGCCACAGTATGGCTACACCGTTATTGGGATCGTGCAGGATGGAATCTTAAACTATACCTAGTGCCAGCAGTAATGTCATTGGCGTTATTGACTAGCATGGGTATTTTTGGATTCTTGTCTAAGGCGCATATTGATCAAGGCGTACCAGTAGGAGATCAGGCTGCTCAAGTAGCATTGCTTGATGAAAAAATTGCCAATGAAAGACAGAATATCGAAGCCGCACGTAGTCTATTAAAGCAGATGGACGATGCAGTTATCGGTATCACTGCAAGTAAAGACAAAGAAATTAAACAGCGTGACGGTAGTGTATTCTCACAGAGTGGCGCTGAACGTGCTGTAGCAGTACGTAGAGCGCAGGCTAGAGAACGTGCTGATCTAACTAGACAGATCGAAGAAGCACAAGCACGTATTGTAAAAATTCAAGAAGAGAGGGCACCTATTGCTTCACAACTACGTAAAGTTGAAGCAGAAGTAGGTCCTATCAAGTATGTTGCCGCTATGATTTACGGTGACAATCCTGATGCCAATACCCTAGAACGTGCTGTACGCTGGATGATTATTCTTATCGTGTTTGTGTTTGACCCACTGGCACTTACACTAGTTATTGCGGCACAACATAGTTTCAGATGGATGCGTGAGGACGAAGAGAAGAAGGATGATGAGATTGGACCTTCACCCACACCAACTCCACAGCCTATTGAAGAGCCAGTCATAGAAGAAAAAGTTGCGGAAGAAAGTGACGATGAGTTAGATCCATGTCATAAATGCGGCACACCATTGATTGTTGCTCCGGGTATTGGTCCGTTCTGTCCAAACAAAGAGTGTGACGTAATCGACGGTCCGTTTGATGAAGAGCAACCTTCAATCAAGATTTTAGTTCCAGGATTGGAATCTAAGGAGATTAAAAATGTTGAACCAGATGAACCAACAGTTGTTAAACCAACAGTTGTTGAAAACGATGCAGTGGTGGGAACAGATGTACTCGAAACACCTGTGGCCGATACAAATACAGTCGATGATGAATTGGACAATGTTGAAGAACAACCTGTTATTGCAGAACCAAAACCAGAGCCAAAGCCAGAAAAAGTAATTCGCACCGAAGGCGTAACACTTAACGAAACAGATGGCGGCTACGTTGAGTACGATGGCAAATCAGTATCTAAGGCAGCATTACAAACAATGAAGCCTGAACTATTCATGCTAACTGCGGATTCAACTTCACAGATTGATACTAACTTTGGTACACAATTCCCAAAAATCGCCAAACGAGGTGATATTTTTGTACGTGTAGACTTGTTCCCAAATCGTGTATACAAGTTTGATAGTAGCAAGTGGATCGAAATCAATAAGCAACAAAGTGATTCATACCTTTTCGATGAACAGTATATTCAGTATTTGATTTCCAAAATCGACAAGGGTGAATATGATGTTGACTTGTTGACCGAAAACGAAAAAGCCCAAATCGAAGAATACTTGCGTAACCAAAATACTTGATAGTAATTCACTGATATCATACAATTGTACTGTTATTAACTAAACCCTCGGAGGTTTTTATGAAAAGTCGATTGTTATTAGGTGTCGTTACTCTTGCATTTGCAGGTTGCGCAAGTCAAGGGCCAAGTAAAGGTGAAATTGCTAGTATTGAATCTCAAACTTTTAAGACTAATATTCCAGGTGAAACAATTAAAATCACTAAGAGTTGCGGTTGGCTTTGGAACAATAAAAAGTGCAACATTGAATCCATTGAAGCCGTAGGCGTACAGCCAAGCGTTGGTGCAACTAATCTTATTCAGAAAACAGTAACACTACAGGCGTGTGATAATGCACGTGCTAATGTAGTGAGTTATGTATTCGGTGATAATGTAACTGACTCACGTATTAGTAAACTACGTAGCCGTCAGAATGAAAATCAAAAAGACCGTGTAAAGTCACGCACCGAAAAGGGCGACGAAGTTTCAATGTCTGCAACTGATAGTGATAAGGATACTAACTTTAGTATTCAAGAGGCACTAGTTAACAGTGACATTGACATGGTCCGTACAATTACTACTAACGCACAAGGTAGGCTAGTTGGCTTCAAGGTAATCAATACCAATGTTGTCAATGGCAAGACTATCGCATGCACAATTAACTGGTCCAAGAACGACACAGAAGATTTGAAGAAGATTCGCGGTCTTATCTCTGGGACCTAATCATGTGGCGCATTTTATTTGCGTTACTGTTACTGCCTCTCAATTGTTTCGCCCAGCCTATCACAATCACTAGTGCTGGCGAAACTTTTGAGGAGGCTAAATTAAATGGTTTTCGCACTGCTGTTGAATATAAATTAGGAACATTTGTAATTAGCGAACGTGAACAGCAAAATTACAAGTTAGTTCGTAACAATATTCAAACATATAGTGCTGGATATGTAGATAGTTTTAGAATACTATCGACAGTACAAGGAGATAAAAGTGTAACGCTAGTAATGGAAGTTACTGTTGCCGAAAGTAAACTTAGAGATTTTTTATTAACTGAACCTACAAACGTAAATCAGTTTAACGGCACTAATCATCAAGCACAAATAGACTCATACTTTTACGAACGTGAGAGAGGTGATCACTTAATTAGAAAACTGTTTAGCCATTATCCTAAGCATGCCTTTTTACTAAAGCAAAGACCTTATCAATTAAAAACAGATTATCATAGGGGTATTATATTAGTTGTACCTTATGAAATGCGATGGAACTATAATTTTCTTACTGCATTAAATGAAACGCTACGTCATACACAGGACAGTAATTATCAATTCTTTCGTCCCAAATATGGTAGAGTTATTATAGAGTCTAAAGATCCTAGAGATTATGTACTAGGAAATAGAAACGTTTATTATTTTAATGATTTGGATAGAATTAAACTAGTCAAGGAGTTATTGACCGGTGAGAATGAGCCTAGATTATTATTGACTGTAAGTAATCTACGCAGGGAAACTATTATAAATACATGCGTATTTCCTAGATATTTAACAGGAAGACAACGATCCTTTTATGGAATAGGCCAATTTAAAGAATTAGAAATCTTTGGTAATGAAGTTGAAACCTTCGAAATCAGAGTTGAATTAGGTAGACATAGATCAATAAATGTTAGCGACATAAATCATATTACACTTAATTTGGTTAGCAATAAAGATTGTCCTAGAGCGAGATATAGATAAGTAAAGTTATGTCAGAGAAAAAATTAACACACTGTTCTTTTTGTGGACACCACAAAGATGAAGTTAAAAAACTAATCGTCGGAGATGATGTTTCAATCTGTAGTGATTGTATTGACCTATGCAATCAATTGATTAAAGACGATACTACAGTTGAGCAACCTAAAAAAGAAGAAGTTAAAGACTTTGACGCCTATGCTATTAAACACCATTTAGATGAACACGTTATCGGCCAAGATGACGCAAAGGTTGTACTGAGCGTAGCCATTGCTAACCACTATAAGCGTATCACTAATCCACCTAAAGACTTAGAAATCAATAAGGGCAACGTATTATTGATTGGGCCCACTGGCTCAGGTAAAACACTACTTGCCAAATCAGTAGCCAAGTATCTTAACGTCCCTTTCGTAGTAGCGGACGCAACCAATCTTACCGAAGCAGGGTATGTAGGTGAAGATGTTGAAAGCATGATTAGCATGCTATTAAGCCTAGCAGAGGGAGATATTGAACGTGCCCAGCGAGGTATTGTCTTCATTGACGAAATCGACAAGATTGCACGTAAGGGTGAAAGTACAAGTATTACACGTGACGTATCAGGTGAGGGCGTTCAACAAGCATTGCTAAAACTTGTAGAGGGTACTAAGTGTAGAATCCCAGTTGGCGGCAGACGCAAGAATCCACAAAGTGATATGATTGAAGTAGACACTAAGAACATTCTCTTTATTGCAGGTGGTGCCTTCGTTGGATTGAACGAAGTAATCAAAAACAGAATGCAGGGATCTAGCATTGGTTTCGGCGCTGAGGTTAAATCAAAGACAGAATCAATCAAATTGACACATGCTACTCCTGATGATTTAACACGTTTTGGTATGATTCCTGAGTTCATTGGGCGCTTTACTACTACTATTGCATTAGAAGAGTTGAACCTAGACCAGTTGGTGAAAGTACTTACAGAAGTTAAAAACAGTTTTATTGACCAATACAAGTATCTGTTTAGTATCGATGGTATCGATTTGGAATTTACCGATGAGGCTATCAAGCAGATTGCACAAAATTGTATTGATTTAAAGACTGGCGCCCGTGGGCTACAAACTGAATTAGAAAAGATTCTATTACCTCATATGTTCCATACTAAGAAGTACAAGGAAAATTCTATCACTGAGATAAATATAGACGTAGATTTAGTGAAGAATCCTACACCATTAATATGAGACATTTGCACGGTAAAAAGGTAATAGTACAAGACGGAAACGTAGACAAGGCTCTTAGAAAACTAAAGAAAAAAGTTGCAGAGTCTGGCTTGTTTATGGAACTACAGGACAGAGAAACATATATCAAGCCATCAGTCAAACGCAAGTTAGCCAAATCTATTGCTAAGAAGCGTTGGCAGAAGTACCTGCAAAGTCAAACACTTCCCCCTAAATCATATTAATTCAACCAAAATACTTTATTTTTTTACGCAATAGTGTATTATAAATATTGTTGTAGATGCCGATGGTCGGGTCTACATTACAATTAGTCTTGCTTATAAAGGAGATAAAAACATGACTAGAGAATTAACCCTTCGTTCCCTCGATATTCCTTCAATTCACAAGTTTGCAGTCGGTTTCGACAACATCTTTGACGAGTTGATGAGAGCAACATCATCACAGCAGGCGAACACAAACTATCCCCCATATAACGTAATCAAGTATACTGATGACCAGTTCGCAATCGAACTTGCGGTTGCTGGATTCCGTGACGGGGAGATTGATGTAGAAGTTGAGAACAATCAACTTACTATCAAGGGTGAGCAGGTAGCAGATAACCGTGAAGGTCTAGAGTTCCTGCATCGCGGCATTTCAGCCCGCAACTTTGTGCGTACATTTACACTTGCAGACCATGTCGAAGTCGTAGAAGCGCACATTGCTAATGGTATTCTTACTGTTAGCCTAGAACGCAAGATTCCTGAGGAAAAGAAGCCCAAGAAGATTGCAATTTCTTTTAATAAATAATATAGTGTAGTTTGTTAGTAGACGGCTACGGTCGTCTACTAACTTTTCAAAAGGACATAATAAAATGGCAAATGCAAATTCCGAAGTAAAGAGTAAGATTAAGCCTAACGTAAGTTTACGTGAGCCTCCTTTGTTTAAGATTATCTATATCAACGATAATCAGACTACAATGGAATTCGTTGTCGATACTCTTGTAGAATACTTCAACTACAATCCTGATACTGCTTCACAAATTACTAAAGACATTCACGAACAGGGAAGTGCCGTAGTTGCAGTTTTGCCCTACGAAATTGCTGAACAGAAGGGTATTGAAGTGACTCTAGAGGCTAGAGCGCAGGGTTACCCACTACAGATTAAAGTCGAAGCAGAATCAAACTGATACTGTTAGACGTTTAGCCCAGTAGGGTGTTTTGCGAATATATGGATTATTGATGTAGTTAATGTTATGATTAACATTATCTAAGTAAGTGTCAGTAATTCTTTCATTATTACCAAACACCCAATACTTAACTTTTCTTTCGGTGTCAGCCGTCAATATCACATCTAGTGGAATTTGATTTGTTGCTGATTCTGGTAACTGACCAAAATATAAATCGTTATTAGGTATCGCATTGGTCATCAAAATAATCTTCTTAACATCTAAATGCTTTTGAAGTTTTTTGATTGACTGATGCAGATACGACATATCTTCTAACCTAAAAGAGTTTTGTGTTACATCTGTCAATGAGTCAGACATAACTGCATCATTCCAACCATTTGCTCCCACAATAGCAATACCATCAATAATGACTACGTTGTGATGTAGCATTACTACCTTAGGGATTTGGTCAATGATTGCACATAGTTCCTGTGTTCTATGGACTATGTTTTCACAATTTTCGTATTCTAATTTGCCGGGTACAAAGAATACACCTTGATAAAAGCGACTAAGATGGGCAAGAGTCTGTAGTACAGTTCTAATATCAGAACTAATGTTTCCTGATACTAGACAATACAGACTTGTAGCCTTGCCCTCCCAGTTAAAACTATCATCGGGGGATAGTTTTAGGTCCGTTAAAATATCAAACCCGATATCTTGCATTTATTACTTAACTACAGTCATCTTTGGCTTCTTTGGAGCCTTGGGCTTTGCAGATCCTGCTGGCTTTGAGACTGCTGGCTTTTTAGCGGCCTTTGGCTTCTTAGGTGCTGCTGGCTTTTCGGCAACTGCTGGGGCAGGAGTTGATACTGTTTCACGAACATCAACCTTAGTTTCTGCTGCCTTTGCAGGTGCGGCTACGGCTTCCACAACAGGTGCTGCTGTCACGCTGTCTAATGGATGTGACCCGTCGGCCTTTTCCTTGTTAAAATG